TGAAGAAAGGTCTTACCTTGTAACCACCTTGTCCTGCTGCTTTTCTGTATTCATGCCACATGGCAATAACAGCAACAGGGAGTCCGTGTCGTCTATCTTTAGGGTCTGCACCCTCATAAACATTATCGAAGTAACCCCACCTTATTTTCTTTGTACCAAAATCAACTAAACGCTTTTGAAGCATATTCAGTTCTGTTAGGTCTATCTTTACCTTGTTCTTCCAAGATTGGCCTCTTTTAAGTTTTACAGCCATATCTCACCTCAATTATTAAAAGGATTTTCAGGATATAAAACGGGGTCTTTCTCATACGATGGAACACCATCTGTACACCCAATATAGAATTGTTTCTGTACAGCATCAGGGTCATTAGCCCTTGTAGCCATATCAGAACGACTTATGCCACCAGCAAAAGGTATTGCCGTGATAGAATCTATAGATGGATTTGTGATTGCTAATTTAACAGCATCAAGGTAGTTACGGAAGTAGTCACTACCATAAACTTCAATATCACCTGCACGTTCTCTTGTGTATCTTGAAAGTGCGAATAACAAAACAGTGAATATTTCTCTAGTTGCTCGTCTTTCGTTCTGTTCATTTTTTGTTAGGTAATATGTGTAGGTAGCATCATCAAGTATCTCTACTGAATATATGTCTCCAACATTTAGGCGTAAGCGGTCTATAGCTGACGTTGATGGTGATGCGGTATAAGCCACTCTAAGTACCTCTTATTTGTGGCTTAACTTATGTTAGCCTGTTAATCTTCTATATTCACTTCGTATTCTAGTAGTGCTTTGTAAGCACGAGGGTCAATTTGTGATTTGTACTGTTCCGCTACTTGTTTGATGTAGGATTCTTTGGCTTTCTTATAGACTAAGAAGGCTTCAAGTGGCGTATCAAAACCACCAAGATATTCTTGTACGTCTTTTCCATAATTGCAAGTAGCAGAGTAAATGCCGTCACGCTTATGGTAAGATACACCTATAGGACAATCACCACGCCTAGCGTCATTCTTTACAATCATTGTGTTTATTTCTTTTGGAAGAAGAACACAAGTATCCTCTGAGTAGAGTTTATTTCCTTTAATTAGCAAGTCTTTATCTAGCTGCCAATTTGTATTGCTAAAACCAATCTGTTTAACATACCACTCGTAAAATAAACTGTAAGATTTAAAGCTATCAGAAACTTCGCACCCCTTGTATGTTGGCTTTGCTATCAACGATTTCTCATCGTAGCATCTGCCTAACATTCTTTGCCATTTTCCATAAATACTTGTTGTTTTGCCGTTTATAATAGCCTTATACTTACCATCGTTATAACCAACACTATGTACTAAACGTGAACCTGCTTTACCTGCCATATATATACCCCCAAATTAAAGATATATTATAGCACTAATTATTTTTGTCTTTCAATACTTATTTAATTATTAATGAAGCCTCTTTCGAGGCTTCTGTCACCAACCTATTAGGTAGATGAGTACAGGCGGATAATGCACTGTGGGCGAACAACAGCATTCAATACGTTAGATTCCGATTGAATGAGGATGCCCTCATCATGTGGGTCTAAGTATTGGTACATATACATCTCTTGACCTATAGTGTTCACATCACTCAACTTCTCACTAGGAGCAGCGAAAGAACGGAACATATCAAAAGCACCTGTAGGTACTAATCTTGCTTCACCAGCAGGAATTAACGCTGTGCCATCAACTAACTTGCCACGATACTCAACAAACAACACACCGTTCCAATCGAAAGTCTGTGTACCCATTGGGAGGTTACTAGACAAGCGATTACGCAAAGGCTCAGGAATAGAGGCATATTGGTTGTAAGCTGCAATCAACTTAGGATGGTTTACCAAACTAGCGAAGAAAGTTGGACTACACAAAGCAACAAAACCAGTGATAGGGTCTAAGCCTGTCAAAGCGTTGTCGTAGATGTGGTTAACACCTTCTGTGATTTTACCTTTGATGTCAGAGGTAGATGTACCCCAAACCATATCAATCTCTTTACGAGTTACACCAAATTCCGTGTAAAAATTAAGAGACATTGTACCGTTGGGGCAGTACGCTGTGCCGTCTGTTAAAATCTGAGCACGTTGAGTCTCACGCAATTGACCCCAGCCGCGGCGAATGGAAGCCATCTTACGCATAACCGCTTCTGCAACAGTTTCAGGAGTAATCTCTTTACCGTAAGCCACACGACCTTTAACGTCTTTAGCTGTAACAACATCATCTAAATTGTAATGAGGAATACCCCAAGTTTTCTTAGAGCGTTTGTCATCACGACCATATTGGTTACGCACACCACGAACCATATCTTTAATGATAGGGCTGTTAGTCTCAATTAAATCTACTGCCACAGAGTCAGTGATAGTACCTTCAACAGTGCTAGGGAAAATACCTAATTGATTAATAGTGTCCCAGACGTTTGGCACAAGGTTAATTTTCTCTGTTAAACTATCCAAACCGTAAGCATCGTAGTAGCTACGAATAATATTCGCCATTATTTATTCTCCTTATTAACCAATAGTGGCAAATGTGCCAATCCGTTCTACAGCTAAAATACCCTTAGCTTCTAACTGAGCGTAGGCTGCATCTAATTCAGCTTGGGTATCAACAGATGCACCAAAGACTAAACCTTGTTTCTTATACAAAGCATTACCGCGAACAATAGCTACAACACTTGTGTTTGTAGTTGCTGCAATAGTTGACTTGTTGTAAGATGTTTGTGGAGTAACACCGCCAACATAGATAGCTTCTGCTTTTTGGCTACCGTCTGTAGCTGTTGCTTCTACACGCTTATACTTACCTGTAGCTGTAACTTTGCCAAGCACAGTACCAATTTGGTAATCTACCTCGCTACCCTCGTACACCGTAACAACGTCACGGCAAAACGCTAACTCTGGTGCATATTCATGTGCAATTACATCACTGTACCGAGTGCTTTCGTATCCTAATGAAGCCATATTTATCTCCTAGACTTATTTTACTTTTGTGAAAACTTTTGCAAATGCGTCATCAAGAGCGTTTGCTTCTTTAGAATCACCACCAGCGACTCCCTTTTCTTTTAATGACTCTTCTTCAAGAATCAAATCCTTTTTAAAGGATTTAATAACAGTAGCGAATGAAACATCATCTAATGGAGATAATGATTTAAACAATTCTGCTGCTTCTTCTTTTGGCTTAACAGCCTCTAATTGTGCTAAACGTGCTGCTTGTACGTTAGCTAATTTCTCAGCCTTCATTACTTCAACTTCATCTTTAGCTTTCTGTACGTCAGCTAACGCTAATGCTAATGCACTATCCGCAGCATCTTTTGCTTTTTGTAATTCAGCTAATTGTGTTTGAACAGTGTTCAACTCATCTTTAGCTTTTTGTACTTCCTTATCCACAGGAGTCTCCTTTTTGCTTTGTTTTACTGGATTTTTGGATTTCTCAAGATAAGATTCAAACTTACCTTGCGTACTCCTAATAGATAACAAGGAAGCAACATTCAAATCTTGAATAGTTTCTTTGCCATCTTTAACAGATTTTAAAATCTCAACAGAGTTGATAAAATCTTGCTTCTCTTTCTCACACTCCGCTTTATACTCCTCCCAAGACATTTCGCTCTTATCTTGTTCGGACATATCCTCTTCGTCTGTGAAGCCTAAAATGGCTGTTAAGATTTCAGCATTCTCACTGTACATATTGAAAAACTTCTCTAAGAAGTCCTCAAAAGGTAGTGTTACTTTAACCATCGTAGCTTTTTCAATATCTGCATCTAGGATGTCATCTACAGATTTCATTACTAGAGCTTCTGTATATCCATTCGCTGCACCACCCTGACTACGGTGAACCAAAGCAACGTGATGCGTGTCTTTATCGAATCGGTACTCATGCACTAAGCGTTTAGCTTTCTTTTGTTCTTTTTCATCACTCATTGTTTAATTCCTGATAAACGGCTGTAGCACCAATGCTGACACCTTGTATTTCATTGTTCTTAACCATTGTCCACAAGAGTTCACTATCTGTGTCACCTTCTGGAAACTGCCACCATTGAAGCCAGCTTCCTTTCTTTACCTCAACACCTGTATCAGTTGTAAAACCAACAGGGGTAATAAAGGATTGTTCAATCTTAGCTTTCTCTGTGTTGACGCGGTGGAATAAGTTTGCCTTGTTACACACACTGTTAAAACTGATACACGCTTTCTCAACACACTCTTCTGTATTGGTATCCCCATGCTCATCAATTTCATTAGGTGCTAATACAACAAACATTGCTCTACGTTGTTCAACATCTACAGCTTTAGTTACTTCAACAGTTGGTTGCACCTCTTTCAATGAACCACCATCTAAACCAAATGTGCTAGTAAGTAGTACAGCTAACTTATCAGCTAACACCTCAACCACACTTTTCTTTACTTCTTTATGTTTGTTAGCTTCTGAAATACCTATTAAAATAGCATCTATGCCGTTGTAACCATCTTCTGTAGCTTTATCGGTTGCTGCTTTAAAAATTTCTTTCTGCTTTTCGCTAAAGCCGTTTGTGGAGGCTGGTAGCTTTTTAGCTTTGTGCGACATTATGCTGCATTCTCCATATTAAGGTCTGAGGTGTTATTAGTTGCTACTGTATTCTTACGAGTACCTTCACCACTTGGAGACATAAACCCATCACCACTGCGAGAAGTAGCTGCACCTA